AAAACAAAAAACAAAGAAAAACAAACTAGAAATTTATTGATTGAGTTTACTGAAAACAACAAATACAAAGACTTGACAATTACAAACGCATTAAAAACTTTTAAAAAAGACTATACCAAAGAAGGGACGAACGGCTATAATTTATTAGCTTATATTGTAAGGGACTATATAAAATATCCTACAACAACAAATGTAGAATATAACAACAAATTAAATAGTTTTGAAAATGAAAATAATTTAATACTTTACATTATAACTGAAGGACTAGAAAAACAAAGATAAAACAAACAATTTTTATTAACTAATAAAGTCCTTATAAAATAAAAATAGTAAGGCATAAAACAAAATGAAACCGAAATTAAATAGGCAAATTGTTATTTGCTATGAGTTCGATAGGGATACCACGCCTATAAATAGCCAGATTGCAAAGATAAAAGAATGGTGTAGTATCTTTGTTCATTGGGGCAAGTTAAATATCTCTTTTGCATTGGGTAGCAGTAGCAAATATGATAAAGGAAGTATAGCCGAATTTTCAGTATTTGTAAACGATACACAAATACAGAAAACAATAGAGTATTTTGATAGCGTTATAAGTTACGAATTTAAGTACTATATCATTAATGTAGAACTAAAAACAAGAAATTATGCAAACTTATAAGATAGTAAAATATAGAAAATTAGGCACGATTAAAATAGGGGTTGAAACAATAAAAACAAGGCTAACACTACAACAAGCAAAGGAATATTGCAGCCGAGCTGATACAAACGGGGGCGGGTGGTTTTGTGCATTTGTTAAGGAATAGACAAAGCAAATATATTATTAAGGGGGGCAATTTAACCCCCTTTTTTTTATGCTTATATATTGAGGGGGGGCTGTGCTGTGGTGCTGTGGTGCTGTGGCTCTGTGTGTGTGTGGCTGTGTGTGTGTGTCTGTGTGGCTTAAATAGGGGCTTAGGGGCTTAGTATAGGGCTAATTAAATAGGGGCTTAAATAGGGGCTTAGGGGCTACCTCTGTACAAACTGTTTTACATAAGCGAACAAAACAAAACGATACAATACAAAAGAATAAATAAAATAAAATTGTTATTGTATTGGCTTAGGTTATCGGCTTGGGGCTTAGGTTATCGGCTTAATAGCTTAATATATTAATCTATTAAGTTAAATACTTATATATCTGATAAATATATCTTATTTACGTGCTGCAAGGGGTAAACTGAAGTGGTCGAATATTCACACTAGATTTTCAAAATTTCAACTTTTTTTACACTTCGGTAAAATATGTTTTTTTGTTCCAAATTATTCTATTTATTTTCACTTATATTGTACATAATTTTTGTAAATTTGCATTTATGAACAAAAGAGATACAGGTAGGGCAGAGAAAAGAGCTGCTAAGGAGGCTCAAAAGAGAGAAGATGTAGCAACTATTAACGCTGCTGTTTCTAAGTATAATCCTAATGATTTGAATTTGAACAAGAGTTCTGGTAAGGCTACGAGTTTAGTTAGTTATAAGCGGACTACTGAGGTGGTGAAGTTGATTTTAAGGGGGATAAGGTTCACAGATATTATGGAGTATTGTGAGGCTCATTGGGGGATTAAGCGTAGGATGGCCAGTATTTATTATAAGAAGGCTTTAGAGACTTTTGCAGAGCAATTTAGTAAGGAGAGGGAATATGAGATAGATAAACACGCTATAATGTTACAGGATTTGTATAGTAAGGCATATAAATCTGGTGATTTGAATTTATGTAGGTTGTTATTGCAGGATGTTGCCAAGATGAAGGGAATTGTTGTGGACAGGGTAGATATAACTTCGGGTGGAGAGGGGTTTGTATTTAATTATCAACCTCCTGTTAAGGAATAAAATATGCCCCTGACAATAACACAACAATGATATAAAAGTAACACTTAGATTCACATCATTTGTCGTGTGAAGAGTGTTTTTTTAAAAGGAAAAAAACTTTTGCAAAGATAATAAAAATAAATGACATTTTATAGAAATAAAAGGAACAAAGTATAAACTTAAAAAATAAAAAATTATGGCAGCATTTACACATAAATTTACAGTATTATTTAAAGGAGTTTCCCCTGGTGGTTCTAAGGAAACATATCCTATAGAGGATGAATCTAAAGTAGAGGTAGAAGATAAGGGGATGGAAATTAATCAATTCACCGAGGGTGATGCTAGGGTGGTAAAAGGGGAAATAATTAGACCTGTTATTAAAAGAAATCAGGGCGAGGTAGAGATAAGGCATACTAGCGACCCTGTTTTTCGTTGGGAAATGTATCTTAATGGAGTTTGGATTGTGATTAAAAAACAGATTACTCTTAAACAACTAGCTATTATAAGTGAAGATTTGGGAGCTTTTAGTCAAGAAGGTTCAGAGTTAGTTACTAATGGCGACTTTGCTACAGATAGTATTTGGTCTAAAGATGCAGGTTGGACTATTGGTAGTGGTGTAGCTAGTTGTGATGGCACACAAACATCATATACTGAATTATTACAAAATATATCTTTTACAAATGGAGCTACTTATAAAATAACTTATACGGCAACGAATACTAGGTTGGGTGATGAGATGATTACTAATGGTGATTTTAGTGAGTTGGGTAGTGAGTTGGTTGATTGTGGAGATTTTTCTTGTGCTGACCCTGATAGTGATTGGAGTGCAGGTGGAGATTGGGATATTTCAAGTGGTGCTGCTACTAACACAAGAAGTGGTTCAGGTTATGATTCTTTAAGTCAAAGTAGTGTAATTAGTGGTAAAAGTTATAAATTTTCTGTTAATGTAATTTCTAATACAGGCGGCACTTTATTATTGCTTAATGATTGGACAGGTTCAAATTATTATAGTGCAGGTAGTACAACAGGAGAAATAGTATGGTATTTTACTGCAACAGCGACTAATATTTCATTAGAATTTTCAGGAGATGGGGAAACTGTAATTGTAGACAACATATCAGTAAAACAAATAGACCCTGATGATGATTGGACTTTAGAAACAGATGGAACTACCAATAACACTTGGACAGTTGCAGATGGTAAGGCAATACATACTGATGTTGGCCCGTCAGATGGAACTAGCGCTAATATAATTGAGTTAATACAATCAGTTACGTTAGTAGCCGGAGTACAATATAAACTTAATTTTGACTTCGCAGCAGATTCCTCAGGAAGATTTGGTATTGTAGGTTCTGGCGGAGATTTATATGGTTATACTACATATAATACTGATGAAAATGTAACAATATATTTTACTCCATCTGGAGCTCATACTACTATTGCATTTTCAGCTAGTCAAGTATCTGATACTTTTTCTTTAGATAATATATCCTTAAAACCCGTAAACGCGGGAGAATTTAATATAAGATTAAAAGGAGGTGGTGATACAGTATCGGGTTCTTTAATAACTACTAGCGGTACTTACACAGAGTATTTAGTATCTACGGGTAATACAACATTTAGAATAAGAGGTAACTCTGATTTCATGGGCTCAATAGACAACGTATCAGTAAAAGAGGTTACTGGATTACAAGCTAATTTAAAAGCTGCTGCATATTATTCTGATTTAACAGAGTCGGTTTCAGTTAGTATAGATATAGAGGATTTTCAAACAATAATTAATAGGTCAGATGTATTGTCTCATTTACAACCCTGGACTGATTTCCCTTTATCTGGGCCAGATGACACTGCTATCACCGCTTTTGAAGATGCCCACCCATATCCAAACAAATAAAATTAACAAATAACAAATAATATGAGTGATTTTAAAAAAGGACTTGATAGAACTATAAAGAAAGCAGGATGGTTAGAATACCTTTTCGCTATTCTTGCTGTAGTATCTATGTTACCCGTTGCGGCAACTTATTTTGTCTTGGTAAAATTAATAATACAGCCTATCCAGTGGTTATTTAAAAAGATTTGGAAATAAATTTTATCCCCACAGACAAACAACACAGGGCTTGGGAGTATTTGCATGACGATAAAACAAGTGAAATACTTTTTGGCGGAAGTGCTGGAGGTGGTAAATCATATTTTGGGGCAGCCTGGCTCTTGTATTCTTGTCTAAGGTATCCAGGAACTCGTTGGCTCATGGGAAGGGCTGTTTTAAAAACACTAAAAGAAACCACCCTTAATTCATTTTTCCTAGTTTGTGAGGATTGGGGGGTGAAAAAAGGAGAGAATTATAAATTTAACGCACAAAGTAATGTTATTGAGTTTTTAAATGGCAGTACCATACTTTTAAAAGACTTGTATCAATATCCAGCAGACCCAAACTTTGATTCCCTGGGCAGCCTTGAAATTTCTGGGGCTTTCATAGATGAGGTTAATCAATGTACTGAAAAATCTAAGAATGTTGTTGCCTCAAGGATTCGTTATAAATTAGCAGAGTATGATTTACGACCCAAAATCCTTATGTCGTGTAATCCAGCGAAAAACTGGGTGTATGACTACTATAAATCTTGGAGAGATGACACTTTACCCGAACACAAGAGGTTTGTTCAGGCAAAACTAGCCGATAATCCACATATTTCTGAGTTTTATGAAGAACAATTAAGGAAATTAGACCCAGTATCCAGGGAAAGACTACTCCATGGTAACTGGGAATACGACTCTGGAGAAGATAGATTGTTTGATTATGAGTCTGTCCTGTCTCTTTTTACCAATTCTAGCGTTACAAATGATAACCAACCACACTATTTATCTTGTGATGTGGCACTTTTGGGTAGTGATAAACTTGTAATCTGTGTCTGGAAAGGCTTAATTGTTGAAGAAATAGTAACAAAAGATAAGACATCTGCCGATAATGTAGAGAAACTGATAAGAAACTTAGCAGATAAATATGAAATACCAAAGAAAAATATAATAATTGACTCAGATGGCGTTGGTCAATACCTTTCTCACTATATGAAGGGGGTACAACCCTTTATAAATAACGGGAAACCAATAAATAAGGAAAATTATCGTAATTTAAAGACACAATGCTTTTATAAATTAGCAGAACAGGTAAATGCAGGTAATATCTGGATAAAATGCAAAAATACAGACACAAGAAACAAAATCATTGAAGAATTAGAGACTATAAGGAGAAAAAATGTAGATTTAGACGGGAAACTGGCTATTTTATCAAAAAAAGAAATGAAAGCAACTTTAGGACACTCTCCAGACTATGCTGATGCTCTTATGATGAGAATGAGGTATATATTCAAAAATAATAATAGAATTTTAGCCTGGGGATAGAAAATGTATTTTATTACCAAAGAAAATGAAAGAAATTTCTTTATATTACATCCATGAATAACAATTTATCTTTATATTGCATTTTTTTAGAGAATCTATTAGATATTATGAGGGATATACAGCTAGAAGGCTATGAAGAAGATGAAGAAACCTCAGATTTTATAGAAAAAGAAATAAAAGGCCTTGATTTAATGATAGAAAAAGTGAATTTAACTATCTTATTAGATTCTTGGGGAAAAAATAATTATAAAGACTATTTGAATTAATGGAAGATTTTATTGTAAACGAAAAAGAAATTGAATTACCAAGCTCTTGGGAAGATGTAAGCTGGGAGAAATTTTTAGGTTTTTCTAAATTAATAGAGAAACTTACTACAAGAGAAGAGCTTGACTCTAAAGATGAGGTTGCACAATGGCAAAGAACACTTGATGAATTAAAAGATAATACTAAAATTCTATCGTTTTGGTGTAATTTACCAGAGGAAGAGATTGGAATGTTAGATATGGAAAAGGCAAACGAGATAATGCAGGTTTTATCTTTTATAAATGAATCATATAAGCCTATTCATCTTGATTCTTTCACTTTAGGGGATGAAAAATTCATTTTGCCAGAGGAGTTTATGGAAAATTCATCTTTTGGGAGGTATATTGAGGCAGAACAGTTGGAGTTACACGCAAATATGATGGAAAAGGGGAAATTAGATGTTTTGCCAAAACAAATTGCTATCCTTTGTAAAAAAGAGGGTGAAGAAGAGAAGTTGAATGACGATTTAATAGATGAGAGGGCAAAAAAGTTTGAAAAACTTGACATGGCAACAATTTGGGATATAGGTTTTTTTTTGGGGAAGTTAGAGCAAAAATTGATGCTAAGTTTCCTAACCTCAACGGAGAGGGAGGAGACCCAACAGCAAATATAGCTTCTAAAAGTACAATTAATGGCTATGGCTGGTTAAATAGCTTGTACGAGGTAGCAAAAGATGGTGTTTTTACAAGGAGTTGGGAGTACAACCCCGTAGATAGTGTTTTAAACACAAAATTATATGAAGTGTTAACCTATCTGTCTTGGAAGTCGGCTTGTGCGAAATTTGAGAAAGTATATAACGAGTTACATACGAAAATGAACAAATAAATGATTACAACACTAACACAAATAATTACAAATATGCAAACCTGTGCTACAACAGCAGGGTTTAGCACATTTAAGTTTGGTAAACCAACTTCAATAAATTTTGACCATAATATTACATACGATTTATTGAATGTGGATTTTCCACAATCAAGAATACTAGATGTAAACCAAGCTCTTCAGATATATACCTTTAGAGTAATACTAGCAAGACCGATAACAAAGGCAAACACAACAGGTGTTCAGGCTTTAGATGATGTTCATATTATTATGACAGCACTAGAAACAAAGCTCTGGGATTTTTTGGAGTGTGTTGGTGCTGGTAGTAATTGTCAAGATGTAATACCAAAAGATACCATACAGATAGTAAGAGAGAAAGGGACTTTTAATGATAACCTAGTTACACTTCAGGCACAATTTAATTTAGAGGTGTTTAGCGATTGTTTTGAAATACAATGTTAATAACTAAAATATCAGTAATAACTGATTCTGTAATAAAAGAAATTATAGATATACTTCAAAGTCAACTAGAAAAATCAAGGAGTGGTCAAATGCCTATGAATACTTTTGGGGTGTTGAGCAAAAGCCTTAAAGGTGAAACTTCAGGAGGGATTATCCCTTCTATTGAAATACAATCTGAAGATTATGGTTTATATCTTGATAAAGGGATTCCAGATGTTCCATATAGCCCTGGGAGTGGAGAAAAAAAACCAAGTGCATATATAGGGGATGAAACAAAAGGATTAATGAGGTGGGTTACAAAGAAATTTGGAGTAACTGGACTAAGGGCAAAAAAAATAGCTTTTATGATAGCAAAATCTCAAAAAAGAGGTATAGGGGTTGGGACTGTGTCAACCTCAGCACCAAGTAATCCTGGCTGGGTACATGATATTAAAGATGAATTAGACAAAAAAGTAAAACAAAAATTACACGATTATACATTTGTAGCAATCCAAGAGGATGTTTTTCGTATATTAAATAGAACAATATAAAAAATGCCATTATCAATAACACAAAACATATACACTTTATTTAATTCGGTTTATAGACCAATAATTGTTAAAGCTAGGGATACTGACTCAGATACAGCTTATTTAAGAGGAGAATTATTCATGGAAACAGGGCCTTGTTCTGGGACATTTGCATCTACTGGGGTACTTATGAATGGATATTCTGAAAAAACCGACCCAGATGTTTTTTCTTTTAATCTTATGGAATATGTTAGACATTATGTTTCAAAAGGAATAATACATATTTTCCCACCCTGGTGGGGGGCTGGGTCTCTTGATGTAGCGAGATTTCAAGTTCATATCTGGGCTGTAAAATATAGTGCAGTAGATATAGGAACATTATATGATGATATGTCCAGGGTTGTTCTTTCAAAAAAATTTATAGCTCATGGCTTAGTTACTAGCGAGACAGATGGTATGGACAACCAGGACCTCTATAATACAATGGATAGATATGTTTTAGGTACTAACAAACCACAGGTGGCGTTTGCTGTTGAACCAGATACATACCTGCCTTGCACAAACGCCCCTAACCGACACCCT